CTTGTCCGCTCCCTGAGCGTTGCCGAGTATATCCTGCATGTCCTGTTCGGTGATCTGGAGCAGCGCCGCCATTGCGGGCGGGATGTTCGGGGACTTCGTGTAGGCGACTGGGCCGCTGATAGCCTGGTTGCCGTTCTGGTCGGTCACCGGGTTGATGAGCAGGTACGGATAGTCCTTGAGGTTGTCCTCGGCCCACATCATCTGATGGCCGGCGACCTGCTCTGGCACCAGTATCGGCTTCTCGACCGATGACAAGGCGCTGATCTCTCCGAGCTTGGAGAGCTGCATGTTCTTCAGGCGCTGCGCATCCTTGGCCAGGCGCACGTGACCCATGCAGCGCTCGATGTTGTCGACGAACCAGCGCTTGCCGAAGACCGGGACAACCGGGATGCACTTGCCGGCGATGTAGCCGGCGTCCTCGAGCACCTTGCCGCCGGACATGACGTACTTGCGTACCTTCTTGCGCTTGACGCGCTTCTGGCGCACCTCCATGCTACCGACCGCGAGCAGGGTTTCCTCGAGCGTTTCATCGTTGGCGAAGTCAGCCTGGCTGTAGCGCTCTTCCTCGCCGGAGATGTTCTGGAAAATGCGGATGGTCTCTGACTTTTCCTCGACCTTGTAGTACTCAGCGACGTAGACCACGTCAGGCGTACACCAGTCAAACTCGTACTGGTGGATGATCTTGGGCCAGTCTGTAGGATCGTCGCCCCAAGTGTCTTTGTACGCCTGGCGGGTCATGCTGGTAACCACGAAGCAATACTTGGCGTCTGACTTGTCCTGGCGCTTGGCGCCGAGGTCGAAAAACACGCTGCTATCGGCATCGAATATAGGCTCGATCTTGATGCGCTGCCGATCGTCCTCGGGGTCTTCCTCGTCTTCGTAAGCAGTGCGCAGGCGCCAGGCTCCGAACCCGCCGCCGACCGCCTCCTCGAATGCGTTGTCGTAGGCCTCGTTGGCCACCGAATCGTTTTCGTCGGCGCGGTACAGACCATCGCAAACGTCGGCCAGCTTGTCGTTCTCCTCGCCATCCTTTGAGACAAAATCCACCGTGATGCGGTTGTTGCGGTACTCGTTGATGATGCGGATGACGGCGAGGTGAATCTTGTTGACCTCGAACTTTGGCTTGTTCTCGAACTGGTCCCAGAGCGGGCCTTCCCACTGGCTGCCGGAGAGCGAGTAGAAGCGCCTATCCTGCAGGCATTGCAGGCGCTCGTCGCGCATGGCGCTCTGAATGTCGCCGAACTGCGCCAGCGCCTCGGTGTGCAGGTTGGCGATGCGTTGATCGTTGGACATTCTGGCCATGTTGTTCAGTTCCTTACCATTTGCTGACGGTCGGCAGCGGGATGACGGTCTGCGGTTTTACTGTATTTGCACGCCGCACCGCCTCGCAAGCATACCTGAGCGCATCTATGACATGGTTCTTCTTGTCCTCAAGCACAGGAAGAATCTTGCCGGTCAATGGGTCAGTCTTATAGCTGTAAAGCGTCAACTCGTCAATCGTGTGCGTACAGCGAGGATGCACGACGATGGTGTAGTTCTTCAAAAACTCGATGCCTTCCTCGACCGATCGTGGCCCTTTGACCGCCGTCATGATCTTCGGGAAGCCGTTGCGCCGCATGTGGCTGATGGTCTCCGGCCTAGCGGAGTCGGCCACGATGGGCCATTTCTCGGCCTCTGGCACCTGCATGAACAGCTCTGGCGTGTTCACGATCTCGCAGCCCACCATGTACGCCTCATGGTCGATGTACAGTGTTCGCCCAATTATATGGCAGCGCACCAGCGTGGTCGGGTCAACGGAAAAGCCCCAATCGGCGCCAAGCCGGTGGATAGCGTCAGGCGGCGCGTCGAAGTCCTCAATGCGCCAGTTCCTAAACACCCGCGACTCGCTGTTCTGCAGGTACTCGCCGCGCCAGACATGCTGGTACTTGTCCGGGTCGCGCCGCTTGTCGTACTCCATTTCGTCCTTGAGCACGGACGGGAACCACGGGTTGTCGGCGTAGTTCACTTTGATGACATTCGCATCCTTGGGCGGCGTTGGGCCGCGCAGGAGCAGGTCAACCGGGTCGCTGGCTTGGCGTGGGTTCCACGTGAACCACAACTCACTGCCCGGCTTGCGGATCGTTGGCCGGAGCAGGTCCAGGCTTGTCTGGCTCAGGCTCTGCGCTTCCTCGACCCAGGCGCGGTCGTAGCCCTCCAGAGACTTGATCGAGTCCGCCGTGTGGTTCTGCATTCCCTGGAAGATGATGCGACCATCCGCCTTCTTGGATTTGATGACCGCATCCTGCACTTCAAAGTATGCGCCAGCATTCATCTCCTGAATTTTCATCTCCAGCAGGCGCTTAACCGATTGATTCAATGATTTCTGAATCTCGCGCACACAAACGCTGGATTGCGATTGGTTCATGATATGTTCTTCGAGCATCATTTCGGCGAACATATGAGATTTACCAGAACCCCGGCCACCCCAGGCGCCTTTATAGCGGCTGGGATCGAGCAGCGGGAGCGCCCACTCTGGGGTTTTGAGTTGGAGGGTTTTACCCATTCTTGATAATCACGCGCTCGATCCTGGCGAACTCCAGCGGCGCACCATCCGCGCCGGTCACCTCGTGCTTCTGGGTCTCGGCCCAACGCATCTGGGTCTTGCTCCACCAGATCATGGCTGTGGTATCGCCGCCAGTTGCCTTCTGGAACAGGTTCTTGCCAACCTGGGCGTTGGCCTTGGACTTGCCGGACACCAACTCGGGGCCGAAGTGAGCGCGCAGGGTATCAACGTGGATGCCATTGCGCACCAGTGCGCCGATCTGGTCGATGGGCAGCCCGTAGCCTGACAAGGCCTCCACCTGCTTGCGCTCGGCGTCGGTGGGCTCGAAGGCTGGGCGGCCTGCGCCTGGACGAGCGCCACCGTTGTTGCTCTTCTTTTCTAGAGTCGGTTTTTCAGTGGCCTGTTTCTTGCTTGTCATTCTGTAACCTCCGCGAAAGGTTGGTTGGTTTCTGCGTGAACTGCGATTTTACCTGTGAAGTCTTGCCAGCGTTTGATGATGACGTCGACGTATTTGGGGTCTAGTTCCATCAAACAAGAATGGCGCCCATTCTTTTCTGCGGCAATCAAAGTGGTGCCGCTGCCGCCAAAACTGTCCAGCACCAAGTCGCCGCCATTTGTGTTGTTCAGCATCTGGTACTCAAACAACGCCACCGGCTTCATGGTCGGATGCTCGCCATTGCGGCTTGGCTTATCAAACTCCAAGATGGTTGTTTGCTTGCGGTCGGTTGCCCACAAATGGCCAGCGCCTTCCTTCCACCCGTACAGGCACGGTTCATGCTTCCAATGGTAGTCCTGGCGGCCAATAGCAAATACGCTTTTTTTCCATATCAAGCATTGCCGAACCTTCCATTCAGCATCTTTTGCCGCGCCTCGAAAGTTGTAGCCCTCCGAGTCTGCATGCCAGATGTAGAACACCGCTCCAGGCTTCATTGTGGAATCGGCAGTGACGTAAGCATCGCGCAAGAACTGGCGGAATGCGTCATCGCTCATTGCATCGTTCTTAATGCCAAATGTCAAAACATCTTTTCTGGCTTTGCCTGCTTTTTGCAACATTTCGTTTTTTGCCGTCATGTCAACGTTGTACGGCGGATCAGTCAACCACATATCGGTCTGCCTGCCCGCAACCAACTTATCCATGTCCGTAATAGAGCAGGAATCCCCACACATAACCCGATGCCGCCCAAGTAACCAAACATCTCCCAGCACCGTCACCGGCACCGCAGGCACCTCAGGCACCGCATCCTCGTCCGTCAGGCCGGGCTCAAGCTCCAACGGCATTAACGCTGCAATCTCATCAGCACTAAACCCAATTAACTCTAAATCAAAATCTAATTCTTTTAATTCTGATAATTCTAAATTCAATAATTCATTCTCCCACCCAGCATTCAGCGCCAGCTTATTGTCCGCCAATATATAAGCCCGCTTCTTAGCATCGCTCCACCCCTTGGCCACCATCACCGGCACTTCTGCCATTTGAAGGCGCTGTGCGGCCAGTGTGCGCCCGTGGCCGGCAATGATGCCGCCATCCTCATCCACCAGCACAGGAGTGGTCCAGCCCCATTCACGGATTGATGCCGCTATCTGAGCGACCTGCTCGTCCGAGTGCGTCCTGGCGTTCCTTGCGTACGGCACCAGGCGCTCGATCTTCCAGCGCTCCACCTTGTCTGCCGGGTTCACTTTTTGTTCCATGTCTGACTAGCCCCCCACCCCAAATTTTACACAACTGCCTAAAAATTAAGCAGAACACCCAATCCAAGGGTTTTCCCTATCGGATACGCATTTTCCGCACGATGTTCGGGTACAGCGGGTACACCCCTTAGGGGTGTGTACCCGGTTGTACCCCAAACACGTCTTTCGCCCGGGTACAACTGTACCCGCTTGTACCCGCTTGTACCCTGTACCCG